AATTGAAGGAAACCAAAACGCTTGGCTTGGCTTACTACGTTTACGACCAATGGGGCGGGCCTGTGCTTACCTTGCGCAACTTGGACGACCCAATGAAGTATAAGTCCTCAGAGTTTGGCATCATCGCTGTTGACGAGCTTACCGAACATCCCGTTGAGACCTTTAATGTTTTATCAGGTTCCCTTCGCTGGCCTGGTCTCAAAGACCCGCGTTTTATCGCCGCCAGCAACCCAGACGGCATTGGCAACCAATGGGTCAAGGACTATTTCATCAACCATATCTACCCACCAGAATTGCAGCCCCTATCGAATGAATTTAACTTCGTTCCTGCCCTGCCTACCGACAACCCTCACTTGGACGAGTCCTACTGGATTATGCTCAATAGCTTGCCAGAAGACCTCAAGCGCGCTTGGCTCTATGGAGATTGGGACGTGTTCAGCGGACGCGCCTTCCGCACCTTCGCCAGATCAACACATGTCATTCAGCCGATTGACATCCCCGATTACTGGACACGCTTTGTGGGGATTGACTCTGGCTACCGCGCTCCGTTCTGCGCTTTATTTGGCGCACGCAATCCTGATAATGGTAGGGTTATAATCTATAAAGAGTTATACGAAACTAACCTAACCGATAGAATGCAAGCTCGCAAGATTATGGACATCTCTGATGACCGCGAAAAGAAAGCGATGCGCTTCGCCGACCCATCAATGTGGGTTGCTAAAACACTAAACGAAGTGACCTCGTCTGCCATTATCTACGCAGAGAATGGCTGCTATATTAGAAAAGGCGATAATGACCGCATCAACGGCAAGAGAAAAGTTGACCGCTTACTGATGAACCTTGAAGACGGGAAGCCAGGGCTGCTCGTCTTCGAGAATTGCTACAACTTAATAAAACAATTGACTAATTTGGTGTATGATAAGTATCATCCTGAGGATGTTGACTCCTCTATGGAGGATCATGCATACGACGCACTTAGGTATCTCCTAACTAACGTAAGGGAATACCGCAAGGTGGAAAAGCCAAAATATGAAAAATCGCCTTTCGTCAGCTTATCAAGGATTTAATTATGAAAACTTTTACTGAAGCCAAATATCACGGCAATGACCTGATGAAGTCAGAGTCAAGACTCCATTCGATGCAGCGCAGTATGGACGAGATGATTCAGATGGAGTGGAAGGGGAAACCAACAGGAAAGGGCACGGAGAACGTCAAATTTACCACTTCACCCGATGCGCGCAACGAATTTCTGGGAGCAGTGCGCCTGCTTACCGCCGTAGACCCCATTATAAAAGTTCCATACGATGTAAATAACACCGTTGCTAAAGCCGAAGCCGATAATATCGAGCGGATTTGCAAGGCGGTGTGGTATCACAGCGGCAGAAATCTGCAAAAACCCGTCCATTATGAGCTGGTGAACTCACTTTTGCGCTATGGCGTGTTCCATTTGGCGATTGTGGACACCGAAGACCTCTACATCGAGGCTGAAAAGAACAATAAAATGCTCTCAAAAGCTGCAAAATTCCGCTACAAGAAGCTTTCCGAGTCCACGCCGTTCCTTTTTCAGCCATTAGACCCGAAATGTGGGGCGGCTGAGTTCGATTCTTTGGGACTTTGCGCTTATTATCGCGAAACAAAGATGACTGCCGCTGAAATTCGCTCTATTTTTGGCGATTTGCCTCAAATTCAGAACTATTCTCCCAGCGATTTCATCACTTATAAGGATTATTGGGACTTGGACGTCCACTTTGCTTGGATTGACGACATCCCCGAACCCATAATTGGTCTTGAAGACAATGGCGTGCACAATTTACCCCGCATTCCTATCGTTGTTCAGGGTGCGGAAGGCTCGCTTATCAGCCCAGAAGCAGAATATAAATACCAACCTCTGCTCTATGGTCTCTGGAAGGGCGAACTTTGGGATAGAATGAACCTCGAACTCACCGCCCTGTTCACCAATTTGTATAATGTTGCCGCGAATGCAATGTTCGTTCACGAGCGTGGCATCGAGGACAGCGCCATAACAGTCGATTTTGATAATGTCGGCGGCATCGTCCATTTGCAGCCTGGTGATAAACTCTACCCGCTCCAAAGGGATGTGTTTAATAAAGACGCCTTAGTAGGTATGGATATTCTTGACAGGCTCACACAGGAAAGCACGCTTTACAAACAGGTCTTTGGAAGGGAAGTCCCCGAAAGGACAGCTTTCTCTACTGTGGCGTTGCTCTCCCAATCGGGTAGACTGCCTCTGGTAGCTGCCCAAAGGGCAGGCGGTTGGGGCATCGGGACTGCCTTCGAGACAATGTTCAGCCTGATAAAAGATAAGCAAAAGATCAGAACTGCCCTGATTAACTCTCGCAAGATCAACATTGATCCTGCTGAGCTTCCTGATGACCTCATCATTGACGTTACTTTGGACGCTGACTTGCCCCAAGATAAGCTCCAACAAGCCAATGTCGCTGGGATGCTCAAACAATACGGCTTGGCTTCTAACTCTTGGATTAGGGAAAACATCCTTAACATCGGTCAGTCTGGCGATATGGATAAGGAAATCATCGAGGAGCAGTTTGTCAATAAGATGGTCGGGGAATACCTCACCAACCAGATGCAAAACGAGATAATGCAAAACATTCAAGCTCAAGCTCAAGCACAGCAACAGGCACAGCAGGAACAGCAAGCCGTTCCAGAACAATTCAATCCAGCTAAGGGTGGGATGCCCCCGATTGTGGGAAAGGGCGCAATTCCTGCTACACGACCTGGTCAGCAGCCCACGCCGCCAAGCCCCTTAGCCCAAGTGATGCAGCAAGGTGAACAATGATAGATTCTCTTGAAGCCACCAATCTTTATATGCTCTCGAAGGCATTTACCAGAGCAACTATCAGGGAGCTTGAGGACAAGTGGTATGAACGCGCCGTGAATATGGCTTCTCAGTATGCCTTAGCGTATATGCGCACCAACCCACAACTTTACTCAAAGATTGTGCTTGACCCCAAGCTAAAGGCTGAATATGACCAGTTAAGACAAGAGGTGTGATATGCCCGACATAAAAAAGTATGCCAAGTCCCAAGCAACAGTTGGCTATAATCGCTATAAAAAGATTTCACCTCAAATAGAAACTGGGAAGGAAGAGTGGGAGACTTGGACTCCGATTAAGACTGGACAAAGCAGCCCGCAGATAAGAACTAATCCGCCTCCCCGCGTTGAAGGTCAGACATATAATATAAGTTTCCGGCCCCCTCAGCAAACCTTGCGCGATTGGCTCACCCGCCCCTTGAATTATTACATCGGCTACGGTCCTGGTAGTTACAAGAATATCGGAATTGGTGCTTACGATCAATCCGTGATTGCAATGGGTCTCACCCCGCGATACTCAACCACCAATCCAATGCGCGTGGACGCTTGGGGATTTGACCCTTATGAGGTCGGCGGAAGCCCTTATCAGATGCCCGTTTACCAACCCACATATCAACAAGGTGGAGGAGGAGGTGGTTGGGGTGGATATGGCGGCGGTTCTTATGACTACTCATCCACGCCTGGTATTTATGGTGAGTCTGTGAGGCGTTCCCAGTTCTACAATAACTTAGTGCAATGGATACTTAAATGAGCGAGCCTTCCTTAGAGCAATTGAATACGATGCGCAATACTGGGATAAGTAAGTCCCAGTATACTATGCAAAGATACCGCTGGCTCAAAGAGCGTGCTGCAAAAGAGGGTTACACGGGCTCGCTTTCTGACTTCGTTCCAGAGGGATACAACAAGGCTTGGGTCGCCCCCAAAGCGCCCAACCAATACTATTGGAAACCAGAGGATGTTGCTAAAACCGCTCCGCTATACCCCTCTGCCGTATGGGACACAACTCAGAAATATCAGGGCTTTTGGGGAAATCCGCGCAACATCGGATATTGGAAAACCTACATTGATGTGCATAAGCTGGCGGAGGATTATCCCGAATGGCTTACTTCGGATGTGCAGGACTTTATTAAAAACCAATACAAGGTTCTCAAAACTTTTAATGAGAGCGAGGACTGGGCGAATTGGGAACCACTTCCGTTTGGAACAATGGAACAATATGTGGCTTATTTTCAGGACAACCCAATTGCTTGGAGACAACGCACCCAAACAACTCCCCAGGGTTACGCCACCATCCCAGAGAAATACCAAGCCGCTGTAGATGAAGCCGCCCTGGCGCAACAGCAAGAGGCGCTGAGGAAACAAGAGGTTTACCAAACAGTCACCGAACAAATTGCTCAGATGGATGAGGACGCTCCCGCTTCTGCAATCCTCAAAGCATTGGAAGGAAAGATACCTGACGAGGATTACCAACAGCTTGTCGCCAATATCGAGAAGCTGTCCTCTCCTGAAAACCAACCTTTCGACTGGAATGAAATGAAGGGATGGCAGCAAACGCTGCTCTCCCTAACCTCTACTGTCAAACAAACAGGGCGCCCAGGTATAACTGTAGCTATCCCTGGCGCAATTCAAGCGGCTATGGCTGGTTTTGGCACTTACGGCGCGGTTGGACTAATTGGTGGTGGTATTGCGGCAGCAGCAGGCGTAGCAGCTGCGCCAGTCATTGGTATCGTCGCTGGGGCGCTTGGGTTGGGTGTGGCTGGATACACATTCGCCCGTTCGCAAGGCGCTAATATTAATATTCCTGCCGTTGATAAACTTTTAAGGGTTTTTAACTTGGGCGCAGAAGCTGTGGAAAGAACAATTGGCTCTGCCGTCATCCTTTCTGAACTGGCTGCTCCGCGTGAAGGATTATCGCGCGGGGAATACATCGCCCAAACCCCTGCTTGGAAGCCAGAGGAAATGAAGCAAAGGGTGGTTGACGCTTGGGTAGCAGCTTCACTCACCTATGAACTCAATCAACCCGTCTCCAAAACTCTCATTAACACCATCTCTGCGGTTGCAGGAACAGGTGTGGCAGGCAAGGGTGAGGTTTGGGAATTGGAAAAGGGCTATTCCACACCCCAAAAAGCCTTAGATGACATTGGCGTGGATGGTTTGATGGAAGCCTACCGTATGGTTCAGGCACTTGGGCCTGACCGAACCAAAGGAGACCTTGAGGCTGTCCGCGCATACTGGACAGCTGTCGGTGGTTATTCAGGAAACCTTAATGACTTTATTGTTGGGATGTTTTTAGACCCATCAAATTT